TCTGTAAGAATTGCAACATTGTATTCCCCATTGATACCTGTTGTACTTCCACCGATACCATTCATATTGAAACGCAGTACTTTCTTTGCAGTTTCCACGGAATCCGTATCCATAGCGTATATCTCGTTTGGCTGACCGTCTGCGTTCGTGCCAATCACGATGTGACCACCATATGCGCCTTTGATCAGTTCAGATGCGTGTTCGATAGCTGACTGTAAAAACGTTTTATTATTTGCAGCTTGGTCGAACAAATCAGAATAATATGAATCACTCTTACTGTCAATCTCTGCAATTGTTGTGCTGAGTCTTGCTTTTGCATCTCCAATCTCAACTGAGTTGTAGCGTTCTCTTAATGAATCCCACTCATACTCGATCACTCTTGCTTTTGCACTGACACCAAGTGTCGGATAATCGACATAGACAGTATCGCCAAGGGAAACTGTTTCGAGTGGTGCAATGTTTGCATACTCAACCGTTTGAGACAAGTCAAGAAAAGAAACATCCAGTGAAACTCTAGGCTCTGTCAGATTATTTCTTTCTACGTAATAGTGTGCTTCTCGGTTTACATCTTTGACAGTAATCTTTGTCTCTTCACCATTTTCGCCTTGGAACTTATCAGACAAATCCAAGTTTAAGATTCGCATTTTTGATTCTGCTACGTTGAATAATGTGACGGTGTCTCCGATGATTGTATTTTTATTACTGTCTTGAGCATATGGAATGACGTGTGTATAAACATTCTCATTCGTTTCATCTTGCGTTATATCCGTAAGGTTTTTCCCGTACTTGATCTTCACACCATGGTCTGCACCACGCTTAGCCAATAATTCCACTTTCAAGTTATCGTAATGGTATTCACCACCGAAGATATCAATCAAAGAACCTTCTTGTCCACCGAACAGTGCTCGACATGACTGTGGTTTCTCATTTTTAAACTTATGTGTTCTATGTGTAGAATCGTTAATATCTGTTGAGATACTAAACGACTTGCCCCCTGTCATGTTATCCCACAATGCAACAAGTGTAGGTCTCACATAATCAGATGTAAAAGGAGCAACGCTCGTGTACGAAAGATCGTAAGTAATATGGTTCAACTCATATTCGACAATTCCGTTTAAAGGCTTTGAAACATTAACGATTCTGAATAACTGTGGTTCATCAAACTGGTTTGCTGACAGTTTAATAATTCCCTGTAATTCAATCTCGTTGAAATGAATACCTCTGACTGGGTATTTCATTGTCGCTGTGTACTGTCCGTTTAAATGCTCTGTGACAAGCAATTCAACGCAATCATTCAATCTTCCGAGACCGTTAGTTTTATCGTTTGCCAGTACCTCTAACGTTTTTTTGTTATCCATTAAAATAGGTTTCATATGTTATACCACCTTGGAATTAAGCTGATTGACATTCCTGCAGGAACTGTAATTCCAAATTTTCCGACAGGCAGTAAAAAGAATGTTGTTGACGTTGTAGAAATATCACTGTTTCTGTTGTCAAGTGTTCCATTTGTATAAGCATCTTCTGTATCACAATCCAAGACAAGATTATTGTCTGAATTGTTAAGAACTTCAATTTCAATATCGCTGATTCGGAGTTTTCCTGTACCTCTGACATAAATCAAAGGCTTTGCAGTGTGTCTTGTAGGATTGTTAATTCGATGATTTCCTTGTGACAGTTCAATAGGAACTTCCCCAGATTTCAACCATCTTTCAGGATGACAGATAAAATTGATTGTTGCACTTCCTGCTTCGTTGAATACAACTTCGGGATCGAGGCCTTCTTCAACTCTTGCCATTCTGTATTCATCTGGATGATAAGCATCTTCCAATCTGCAGAAACCTTTAGAAGCGTTCAGAAAATCCCCAAAGTCTAGAAATTTGTTTTCAAAGTTATCTACAACAAAGAAGTCATAAGGAATGGTAACATCCTCATAGCCATCTTCGGTTACAAGAACGTCACCATTTCTTCCTACGACTGTTTCTGTTGAAACTCTTTTGTTCGGAGTTTTCCAAGTGCCAGTGTTTGAACATCTGACATTGAACTCTAAACTGTTTTTTCCATTAAATTCAAAATAGTCATACAGTGGTTTTGGTAACATTATACAAACACCGCCCTTTCTTTCTTGATTGCTCTGTCAATCTTATCTGCAACAATATCCGCTAATTCGTTAGGGTCTGTTACACCATCAGCATTTACAGTTACATTGATAACATTTCCACCTTGGGAAGATTCTGAAACAAGTCTCCGCAGATAGTTCTCTCCGATTACAATTTCATTTCCATTTCCATCTCCAAAACCTTTATACCCAGAAGCGGTTGGCAAGACTGTTGGAGATGTGAACATCATTGCCTGATCATATGCTTTCTTGTACCAAGAGACATGCACTGTTGGCACTCTCTTTGTCTTGGCATTAAATGAACCACTCATTGAGAAGTGTGGCAATGCGATATTCTGGTTAAAGCTGAATCTTGTGTTTGCAAAAGTGTTCTGTAACTGTCTGATAGAAGAATTGACTTCATTCACAACATTGTTCATTGCATTTGAAATTGACAGTCTGTTGAATGTGTTGTTCATCGAATTGACAGAAGAAGTGATAGAACTTGCCAGACTGCTGACAGTTCCCTTGATACTTGTTGCAGTCGTACTGAATGTTTTCTTCATCGTAGACGTTGCAGAAGTAGTACTTGAAACCATCTTGTTCGTTGCATCTGTTACGGTGATAGACGCTAACTTGTTGTTGATTGTATTAACCGCAGAATTTACTTCCGTATTGAAATTAGACGTTGCTTTGCCCATTGTAGTAACTGCTGTTTTGTACAGTGACTGCATTGTTGTAACTGTGGAATTTAATGTATTTATAGATGATGTTGCCGTTGTGGATGCTGTTGATAAAGAAGTAAAGTTTTCTGCCATTGCTTTTATAGCAGGATTGAACGTTAAACTTGAAAGAGAAACAGATCCCATTCCTGCCGCTAACGTTGCAAGCCCTGCCGCCAATGCCAACGCTCCTGCGCCTGCAATTCCTGTGCCTGCTCCAAGCAACGCAATAGAAGCAGAAAGTTCAGCTATTGCAACTGCTGCTGAACCACCATATTCGCCAATCGTTGAAAGGTTTGGTGCTAGTGTTGCCAAGCCTGTACTTGCAAGTAAAACACCACCACCTACTAATGTGACAGACGCACCAAATGCTAGCATGCCAACAGAAGCAGCTGTCAGACCTGTTCCGACTGTGCCGACAGTCACTAGCAAAGCACCTAAGCCAACAACCATTTCTCCAAGTGCAACTGCTGCTAACGGTCCAGCTTGCCCAATTTCGGCTGCACCTTGTGCCATCAGCTTAAAGCCTTCACCTGCAAGTAGTAAGCCTGCACCTAATGCAACGATCTTCAGTGCCTGCCCTGCAAGCTGCCCGAATGACACTGATGCAGTGCCAACTGTTTCGCCTGCTGAACTTGCGTTTGTTGCCAAATCTCCGACAGAATTAGAAGCTGTGCCAACTGAATCAGAAATACTTGAAGCTGAGGAAACAACAGATGTTGCCTTTCCTGTAAAGCCACCAAAATTTGTGATTGTTGTCCCAATCCATGATGCCAGACTTCCGACACCTGAAACAAGTGTTCCGACACCTGAAATGAGCCTTCCGCCGATACTTAGCACTGGGCCAGCCACCCCAACAAATAGCGCAGCCTTTGCAATTAAATCTTGTGTTTTTGGGTCTAGTTCTGAAAACTTCTGTGCAAGGTCAGAAACACCAGTAACGATATTTTCAACCGTAGGAAGGAATCCTTCTACAAGTTCCATTGAAGCGTTGTTTAAGCTGTTCTTCATTGCGTCAATTCTCGCAGACAAGTTGTCCGTCTGTTCTTGCGCAATCTGTGAAGATGAGCCATAAGCACCTGATATCGTTTGTGCGAAGGATTGATAATCTTCATCTGTCGTTGCAAGGATTGCATCTAATGCCTGTACTCCTTTTCGAGTGAAGATCATGCTTTCATAGCTTTTTAGCTGTTCATCACTCAATCCACTGAATTTTGTTCGCAATTGGCTGATGATCTCGTTTAACGGAAGATAGTTACCTGATGCATCATAGACAGATATTCCAAGTTCTTTCATTGCGGCACTTGCCTTGTCAGTTGGAGATGACAGACTTCTCAGCATTTGTGCTAAGCCAGTACCTGCTTGTGAACCTTTGACACCGTTAGAAGCCATGGCTGTTAAAGCTGTCGCAACATCGTCAAGAGAATAACCTGCCATGCCTGCTGTTGCTCCGACATACTTTAATGATTCACCTAAATCTGCTACATCATGAATACCTGCGTTTGCAGATGTAACAAGAATATCTGCAATGTCAGCAGCTGAATACATTTCTTTATTCGCAGCACTCGCATTTTCTCTGAAAGAGTTCAAAGTTGTAACAACAATGCTCGTTACATCTTCGAGGTTTTCTCCAGAAGCCGCCGCACCATCTAAAACACCTGTTGTGTTTTCAATGATATCATTTACACTCCAGCCAGCTTTTGCTTCTTCTTCAAACGCTTGTATCAAGTCTTGCGCACTGTATGCAGAATATGTCTGTGTTTCTGAAAGCTCTAAAGCAAAATCCTTTAACCGTTCTATTTCTTCCGATGTTGCACCACTCTTGGCTTTCAATGAGTCCAAGGCTTTTTCAAACGATACAGAATTTTTAACACCTGCACCCATTGCGGCTGTAATGCCTGATGTTGCAATCGTGAGTGTATCTCCAAACTGTTTTACTCTGTCTCCTGCAGATTTGATTTTGTTTCCAGTATCTTCAACGCTTTTACCCCAAGCAATAATGCCTGTTGCGTTCTTCAACTGATTTTCAAAGTTGTATAGTTCTGTCTCTGCTTCGTTTAGCTTTTGTTTCCACTCCTGCGTCTTTGTAGAATTTTCGCCGTAAACACTCGCAGACTGTTGTACTTCATTAGAAAGAATCTTCACTTTTTCTCTAGCGTTCTCTACCTGTTCGCTGAGAATCTTTGTTGTCTGTGCGTTTTTCTCTTTCGTGTTTCCGTCTAGTTCAAATTTTGCTTTTACCTTGTCAAGTTCCGAAGCAAGTAGCTTTTCCTTCTGTGTGACTTGGTCAAGTGCATTTACGTTGACAAGTTGTTTATTCAAGTCAGCAAGTGCAGTTTCTGCTTTCTCGACACTCGCTTTTGTCTTTAAAGTTTCAGAATTGAAAATACCTAACTGGTCAACCTGCTTCTGATAATGATTTGTCAGTTCGGCAATGTACTTCTGTTGCACTTGAATCTGATCGCTTAGATTCTGTGCAGATTGAGTGTTATATCTCTGTGCATTATTTGTCTGTTCAAACTGGGCGGCAATTTTCTTCTGCTCTGCTTGCAATGATTTTAACTGCGCCACTATGTCTTTTATCGCTTGTTTATAACTTTTCTCACCATCTAACGATATTTGAGCACCTACGCTTGCTTTTGAAGCCATAAATTACCACCTTTCTATTTGATATTGGCAAATGCCATTGGATCCTTGCTTGACAGCTTATGAGTATTCTTTGGGTCTAGTAAGCCTTGGTCTATCTGATAGCATGTAATCATATCCATCATTTCTCCGTATGTTGTTATCAAGACTTCCTCTTTGGTCATGTTGAACTTTGACCGACCATAATAAATAAACCACGCAATGTTTAATTCAATCTTGCGTGGCTTTATGCCTTTTTTCCTTTACCTGCTTTTGCCTTGATTGCTTCGCCTTCGACTTCTCTTTTTGTTCCAATTGTAATAGCTTGTAGACATTCTTCAATCCATTTTGCCTGTTCGTCTACATCCATGAATGAAATTTCTTCGTCTGTTACATAGTCCTGCTGATATTGCTTGTTCATGAAATGAAGTCTATCTTCATAGTTTGCCTGCATCAGCTTGCCAATCTTGATATAAGTCTGCCATGCAGTATCGTTGTTGTCGTCTGAAATCAGCTTGTTCAGATTTGCAAGATTTCTGTTTTCACACAAATCTAGAATCTTTTCTCTTGCTCCAAGTCCGAATAAAAAATGTCTCTGCTTTCCGAATAATTCCATAATTTTCTTTTACCTTCTTTCTTTTTCTATGGCATTCACACCATACAGGAAAACTCATACAGGGAAGAAAAATAGAACCTGCATGAACTCTCCTGTATAGCGTGAATGAATCACGCTATTGTTTTTATTTGCCTCTTGATGATGTTTCTTCTACTGCAATACCAAAGTATTTCTTGAGCGCTGTTTCGGCTTCTGCTTCTGTTTCAACTTCTTTTCCGAGCATCTGCCAGTTGTGGTTGGCATCGTCTGCTCTGAAAATGTCAGCTGTCAATTCCTGTGTCTGCCAGTCAATCTCATCTTCCTGAGTAGATGCATCTTCTCCAGGATACTGGAATCTGATTTTTGGATAGACAACAGGCACGAATGATTCAACACCACCAGACAAGTATCTTACGATGTGACCATAGCCTAGATATGGAACATTCAAATCATCTCCCATTCCAGTCCATCCATCTGCTCCTGCTTCTGGTGTACCGAACATCAGCTTTCTTGTACTGTTCAAAAGACCGTCAATTGTCAATGTAATCTGACCTTCTGTGAACTTCTGAGGTGCAGATTCTGCAACACCGTTGTTAGCGTAGAAGTTATTTGCATCTCCTGTTGTGATTTCAACAGAAGCTGATACACCTCTTCCTGCTTCTTGACCTTTAGAGTAGGTAACAGTTCCACCTGTTACGGAATAAAGTGCAATGTAAGGCTTGGAAAAACCAGTTAAGACTTTTCCTGCTTCTGTAAAAGTTACTGCCATTGTGATTTTCTCCTTTACTATTTCATGATTTTTTCTGTTTCTTTGTTGATCTCTTCTTGCATAGATTCAAGTGCTTCTTTTCTAACTCTTCTGATTGCTCTGCCTTCATAGTCATTCTTCCGTCTGAAAGAAGTGCCATGCAGCACACTTCGTGCAATCATTACATTTGGCTGTCCTCTTCGGTAGTTATCCGTTACCATTTTGTTATAGCCATGATAACCGGTTTTAACATCGAGTGTACCGCCACTTTTTAACTGCATGTGGGAAATACCCATACCATGCATCAAACCGTACTTCTGTAGTGGTGTAATGGTATTTATCATGTTTGTAGAAGAACCGTGTTCATTGATTGCTGTTGGCAATTTCTGAATTTCTTTTTCGATTTCATTCGCAATAATTTCAGCACAAGGGAAGATTGCTCGCCCGCACATCTTGTATGTGTTTGCTCCGAGTTCTTCTAGTTTTTTAATGTACTTTTTTGCGTATGGATCTACTTTGAACTTTGGCATTACACTACCCAGAACTCCCATTCGTAATGAATAAGATTTGTTTCATCTTCGTATTGAACACTTGACAGATTCCAACCGATTCTTGGGCTTGCAGTCAAAGCGGCTTGAATATCGTCAATCGTCTTGTGATATTCCGTCTTTGTAAAGAAATCAATTGTTCCGTGAATAATCTGTTCCTGTTTGCCATTGTTAGCATCAAAAGAATTATCTTCTGCATCTTCCGACCATAGAATACAGTCTGTAATGTCTGATGGTCTTGCGTAGTGATAGACTTTCTTGCTGACTGCTGTCAAAGTATTTCTGACAATCTTCAATTTAGTTGAAATTGGTGTCATAATTCTTATCCAGCCTTTCTAATTGAATGTCGTACACTCTGAAACCGTCATTATTTGTGGTTAACTGAACCATAGTGATTCTGTACTGATCTTCCACATTGCCTGCGTGAAAATCGTGAATCAATGCGTATTGTTTAACCCTTGGTCTTGCATGCCCCATGGCAGGAATCCTCACAAGCATGTCAACCTGTGAGGAAACACCTTGAGCTGCATAGTAACGATTAATTCCGACTTCTCGCTCAATATATCCACTTTTATAAACGGATTCGAGCTTGTAGTTTGGCATGTCGCCTTCTTCCGCAGAATTTACAAGATTGCAGATTTGAATTGTTCCATCGTTATAAATTTCACTCATTTGTCTCTGTCACTTTCTTGAAAATACGCATGTTCAAACGTTTCTGCATTCCTTTTCCCATTGCTTCTTCACTGTGCATTCTTTTATACAAACCTAATGCATAGTTGAAAAGAAAATTAATGTCGGATTCTTTCGTAGTATCTAAATCAGCACCCTGCAAAAGAATTTCTTCCTTTGCTGTGTTAATGCAAGAAGTAAGAATATCTATAACATCTGGAGATGGATCCTCAGGGTACCCTAAAGCCACCTCAAGAAGTCTCAATACTGTATCCATCTATCCACCTCAATCAATTATTATTTGCCTGCGTTTGCCTTATCAGATGCAAATGGATGCGCTGTATCAATCTCACCTGTTGGCGCTGTTGCTGTTAAGGACATAGCAACGAATGCATCTCCGAATGCTGGCTTGCCATCGTAACGAGATGTGTACTTGAACACTGTCTGATCTTCAACAAACTTGCAGTCTGTGGATACTGCTAATTGTTCTCCTCTACGTCTTACCATTGTGTATCTCTTCAAATAACCACCAAGGATTTCTCCATCTGGTACGAAGTCGAGAATTTCAACTGCACCACCGACTAATGGCATAATCTTTGTTTCGGAGATACCTGTCTGACCGTTTGCGACAACAACTGCATTTGCGTTGAAATCAACAGCTTCTGCCATCAAGTCATAGTATGTTGAAGTATTGCAAACCCAAACGAGATCACCGAAAGCATGTCCTAAGCTGCCGACAGCCTTCATAATCTTTGCAAATAATGCTTTGCCTGTTCCACCTGTTGCAACCTTTGTGATGTTCTTTGAGAAGCCAGTAGGCATCTTTGTACCTGTACCATAGACAATAGCCTTGTCGATTGCGTATCCGCCTGCCTGTCCTAACTGATAGAAAATTTCATCTGCAAGGTCAATGTCTGAATCCTCAAGTAATGCATTACATACGATAACGTAAGCACCAACCTTGAATCCGTCAAATTCAATCTGTGTGAATGAAAGATTAACTTCATTCAGTGTTGCACATGCTTCTGTCCATACTGCTTCTGGAATATCGCCTGCAATTGTCTGTCTTCCCTTGCCTGGAATGTCCATAACATTTACGTGCTTTAACAGTTTTGAATACTGTTCTGTTTCAGAACGTAGCATTGGCATAGCGATTTCAGGAATCAACAATTCTGCTCCTGTAATGCTTCTCTTTTCCTTGATAGCTGTTCTGATGTTAGCTAAAAATTTCTTAGTGTCTTCTCTTTCAATGAACTCTTTACGTTCAGAAGCACTCATTCTCTGTAAGAATCTTGTTTTCATGTTCTTGTAAGAACTCCTTTCCTCTGTTTTTGGCTCCTGTTCTGGTGCCTTTGGTTCCTGTTGAGCTTCTGCATCTGCTAGTTCCTTTTCATAACCAGAGATTTCGTCACTCAATGTCTGTTTTTCTTTTTCGTGTTCTGCCTTGTCCTCATCGAATTTAGCAATAGACGCTTCAACTGCTTCTCTTTCTTCGGCAGTTGTTTCTTCATTCACTTCTTCAAAAGCACTTCTGATTTCCTGTTCTCTTTTATCAAAATCAGCATCCTTTTTTCTTAGTTCTTCAAGTGCTTTAGTTGCATTGTCGATTTTAGATCTGAGCAATAATGTTTTAAGCATTCTGTTCTCTCCTTTCCTTCAACCACTCATGAGCATCTGCAAGTTTTTGTTTCCATGCTTCTGTTTTTCTTTTTTGGATTGTCTTGGCATCTTCCTTTCTTGCTGATACTTCCGTAGTTTCATACGCTGGGAATGTACATACTGACACTTCAAACAGATTCACTTCCTTTACTTTCCAGTGAATGTCACCGTTGTCTCGGAACTCGGTTTCCTCTTCAACGATTTCAAATCCGAAGGAACACTGGTTCACATCTCCACGCTTTACACGTTCATAGATGTTTCGAGCATCTTGGTCTTTCGGATTGATCGAGATGCTACCCCACAAGCCATGAGCGTCAACTCTCAGCGTGAGTGTGCCTGCCTTTGTCCTTCCTAGAACTAAGTTCGTGTTATGGTCTATCAGTGCTCTAATGTCACCGCCTAGCGTCTTGTCAAATGCATGAGGATCTATTTCTTCACTCATGCCATAACCCATATCGTAATTCTGGTTAAATACTGAAAAATAACCTTCAATCTTCATTTCTTCATCATCTTCTCTGACTTGGAAATTCTGATCTATTGTTCTCATTTCACGTTTAGTCATCTTCTGCTCCTTTGCTTTGAACTAATTTCTTCTGCATGCCTGTCATATCAACAGGGATATAGTTTTCTAAAACTTTGTATTCATTCAGTCCGTCAACTGGAGAAAGTCCAATCTTGTCTCTTACTTCGTTTCCGTTCACATCTCCTCTGTCCTGTAACTGTGTGTAGACAGAAGCAACTGTTGAAATGTCGTAATCAAGCAATGACAAGAAGTTGAATCTCAAATACCACTCCTTCTTGTAAATGAGCTTGCGTGTCATTTCCTGTTGGATACTGATTGCAAGTGGTCTGATCTTCTGCTGAACAAAGTTATTCCATTCTTTCTGATTGTATGTTCCAACTCCTAGAACAAAAGGTGGTACTCCTAGAAGAGATGCTACCTTTTTTGTATCCAGTTCCACGGAATCGTTTAATGCGATATCTGACAGTGATAACGGTCTGACTTCTTTCACATCAATCTGATCTGCAGGAATTACCCATGGAGAACCGATATCATCCATTTCTACAAACTCTGAAAGCAGTTTTTTTCTGCCTTCCTTTGTTGCAAATGTGTCTACCATTCCATCTGCCTTGATAATCAGTGACGGTCTCCAATTGGATTTCATATATGCATGCTCTGTTGTCTGTGCCTGTTTCAGACAGTCGGCAACTTCTTTCAGGCTTGATGTTATTCCTTTGCCTTTCCATGGAAACTGTTTGTCTGGATTGTAGACAAAATGCAGAATATCATCTGGGCTATACGTCACACCGTCAATTGAAATCGTGTAATCGTATCCTGTCACATCTTGGTTGATACTGAATCTTCCTGTCGGTACAATCTGCAGATCGTCAATGTACCCATTCTTTGTTATTGGTCTGACAATCGCATTTCCAGACCCATACAGAAGCATGTTCATAACAATCATTTCCATCCATTGAGAACGATTCATTCTCTTTGAAGGATGAATGTCAAACTGTCGTGACAGTTCGTTTTCGATTCTCTGATCTCCGTCTTTTGTATTAGCCATCAAGTGAATCGTCATAGAACCTATCAATTCTGCTATCTTTCTGCACCCTGATACGATTGCTGGTATCTCATCTAGTTTTGTATAACCGTTGATAACAAGCATGTCATATGCCTGTTGGCTGCATAAGAAACTTGTTGTCTTCCCTGTTTGGGAAGATGCATTGTCTCTCAACTTATATTTCCTTTTCTTGTTTTTACTCATTCTTTAATCTCCCCACCAGTCCGAAGCTCTCTTGTTCTTTTCTAGGTTGTTCAAATATCTAACACAAGCGAAAACAGAAGCATCAAACAAGTCCATACGTGACTTGTCGTTCATCTTCTGATACTGCACCATGTCGTCTGTTTTTTCGATTGCCTGAACATTGCTGACGCAGTATTCATAGGCATCTGAATGCAAGTAATAAAACTTGCCGTCCTTTACGGACTTTTCTATATGTCTGAATCCTTCGGATTTCACATAGTAATACTGTGGCTGGTCCACAACATTCAGTCTGTGCGCTGTGGCTTCCATGTAGAACTCTCGTGCGAACTTTCTATCCTGTCCAATCTGTACAATCTTGAAACCTTTCTTCTTCATTTCAAGAAACCAGTTAACTGGGTCTGAAACGTTGACAGTTGGAGAATTGCACATTGTCAGCCATCCATCTTCCTTCCAGCCAAATAACGGAATGGAATCTTCCTCGGCTTTTCTTGTTGCCTGTACAATCGGAAAGAAACCGTGTGTAATAACAATATCCACATCTTCCTTGTCGTAATGTCCGAACAATGCACACGCAGTCAAGTCATACATTCTTGACAAGTCCACACCGCCAAACCACTTGATTGGCATCTTTGCCAGTTCATCAAGTGTCCACGAATATTTCCTGTCACTCTGTTGAAACTCCACAATGTCGAACCATGCTTTCATTGCGGAAGTGTATATATTCAAAGAACGTGACAGAAAGTCTTTTCTTTGTTGTGGATCGTTTTGTGCATCTAATGCTTCTTGCAGAATATCGGCTGGTCGAATAGTTACCCCATACCCAGGATTGGCTTTTTGAATCTGAATCGGATTTGTATAGTCAACATCTCCATTCTTTGCTTCGTCTGCTTTTGCAATAAATACGAACATTGAATCATTCTTGACTACACCATTTACGATTTTTTCTCCAAGCTCCATTCTTCGATAACCGAAAGAGTTCATATCATCGCCTGCTGTGGTAATACCAATCATCAGCTTATTTGTGTATGCTTTCATTGCTTCTTTGAATCTGTTGTACTGTGCAGGTGCTTTGTAAGCTGCTACTTCATCAGCAATTGCAAAGTTACAGTTAAAAGAATCCTGTTTATCTGGATTGCTTGGCATTGCAACAATCTTGATACTTCCATCAGGTGTTCCGTCTGATTTGTAGAACTTGTAAGAAATACTGTGTTCAAAAGAGTTGTTTGCAATTCTGCAATTAGGATCTTTGTCTAATCCTCTGAATCTGAAATTGAACTCCAAGAAGTCGAACGCTTCCATTGCCTGTTTCAGTGCAGCCGCAACGATATAGCATGTTGAACCACTGTGTCTCTGAATAATAGAAACTGCAAAGGCAAGTGCAGCAATCAAACTTGTTTTGCCATTCTTTCTTGCAATGATAATGATTGCTTCTTTATATCTGCGCTCATTCTCTTTGTCTGTATAGTAGAACCCTAACAAGTTGTAGATGATGAATACTTGGAATGGCTGTAATATAAAAGGTTTTCCCTGCAAAGGATTCCCGTCTAGATCTTCGCCTTGCTTGTGTACTAGAACTTTTTCCATGATTGTCATGGCTAGTTCTGCGTCATGCTTTCTCAGTTCAACATCGCTTCTCTTTAAGTCTGCGTTCCATCTTTTACATGCGTTGATAATTTCATTGCTCGCAATAATTTTTGTTGAAAGCACATCGTCAACATACTGCTGTGCAATCTTCAAATAGTCTTTTCTTTTCTTCTGCATTACAAGTCAGCTAGTATTTCACTCAAAGAAGTCTGTTTCTTGACCGTTGTGGATTTCTCGTTTACTTTCTTGAAACCTGCAGGAGTTAAACCAAGGTCTCGCCAGTATTGAAGTGAATCTCTGTCTAATTCGTTGATAATCGTCAGCAATGGATTTCTAACAAGGTTAGTTGAACCACCTTTGTTGGTGTACTCCATAACAGGCTTTGAGCCTTCATCTTCATACTGCTTTCTTGCTCTGTCTCTATCTTCGAGCTTCTTTGCAAGTGTCTCTATCGTAGAGTCAAAGAATGGCTCGTATGTTCCTGCGTCAACGCACGCTTGTTTGATTTTCTTTTTCCACTTTGTCGCAGTTGCCATTCTTTAACCCCCTTTCAATATTTCTTCTTTTTAAAATGGTGGAACTGTGTTTTTCTTTCCACATCATCCACCTGTGCTTTTATCAGTGCATATGGTGCATCGAAATCAATATTGTTTTTAGCCGCTGTTCTTCGTGCCAGCTCTATTCCTTCGTTTGTCAAACATGTTCCTCGCCACGTCTTGTTGTGTAGCTTCTCATGCGTTTCACGTGAGACTGATATCAAGTTCCATTTCTCCCACTGCCATTGTGGAAACAGATCTCTTGGAAAAATGTGGTGTACCATTCTGGCATCAACAACAACAGGAGAATACCTAGCTCTAACTTGGTCAGTGTACAAATCCCTTGCCAACACGCTCTTTCGTATTCTCTGCCATCTTGCACTCTTATAGAATTTATCTTCTTTATCCATACAAAAAAATAGAACAATGTTGTTCTTTCATTGTTCTGCACTGTAATACTAGCACACTATTCAAGTGGACTGAAATGGACTTGGTGGACTAAGCAGGACAAAATTTTGTTGACTATATTGTTATAGCAATATATCATATATTTATGGAGAAAAAATATGTCAGAAGAAGAAAAGAAAAACAATATAAAAGAATATCAGAAGCAGTATCAAAACTCTTATCAAAAAGCTAACACAAAAAAAGTTGGGCTGATTCTGAACAAAAAAACAGATGCGGAACTGATAGCCTTCTTAGAAACAAAAAACAATAAAGCAGGCTATATCAAAGAACTCATCTACAAAGACATGCAGGAAACAATCTTAAAAAAATTGAACGGATGAAAATCCGTTTTTTTTTACTCCCCCTACCGGAAATCCCCTCTCTCCCCTAAACCCTCTGTGGATATAAAAGCTCACCCACGAGGAGTAGCCGGCTTGGGGCGCCGCCTTTTTTGGGGGTGGGGGGGTTGATTTTTTGGATTTTTAAATTTTCATTTTTTGCTTTTTTCTTTGCTGTTCTAGTGCATGATCTAACGTAAAAAAAAGTTGGATCCATTCCAACATGTTTATTTCAGGAACTACCAACTAAATTATAATAATTATTTTTCATGCATAAAAAAAAGAACGCTTAAGCTGTTAGCGTTCTACTTTCTTGATATTCTCTTAGCTTGTTTCTGTATGGACTATTTTTAGCAGCGTCTAAGTATGATTGCAATTTAGAAAATTCTCTCATGCGTGTCTCGTATCCTGTTTTGTTTGTAAATCTAAGACCGCTATTACTTACTTCTAAACCTGTTAACGTATCAATTAATCGATAGCAATCATTCACTTTTACAATATGGAATTCTACCCCGTTTACGGTTGTTGCGTATCCTTTTTTTGTCTCGTATTTTCCAGTTGTAACATTTAAGAAGTCCACAAGATCTTTTTTATACGTTAGTTTCTTTTCACTTTCTTCTTTTCCTAAAAGAATATTTAGCTCGTGCTTTCTTTGATTGCTACATTCTTCAATGTGTTGTATTATATTCCAAAAATGCGTTTGTTGCTTCTTCACCGCATGTTTTTTTAAGCATACTAGCAATTTGTTTACATTTTGCAAACGTTAAACCGTTTTGAGCAAATAGATTAGCAACTAACGTATAGCAGCCGTTAGCATTTAAATATGGAAGCTTTACAACCGCACCAACTTTATTTTCTTGAATATCTAAATGGTAAGAAGAAGAAGCATTTGTTTCTTCTTCTTCCTTTGTTTCTTCATGCTTTACTTCTACCGCGTCAATTGCTAATTCTTTGTTGATCGCTTTTTCAGCTGCTGCCTTTTCTTCCATTGCTTTAATTGCTTTGTCAACAGCTTCTTTATACTTTTCAGGAAATGCAATTTGCTTTGCTTCTTTAATAGCTTGTTGCCATGTGATTTGTGGTGCTTCTGTAATTGACAATGGATCGCCCTCAGTTTGTTTTAGTTCAAACACTGAAACAACTTTGAACGTGTAAATAGTGCCTTCTTTTGATTCCATGCTTTCGAGTGCTTGCAATTCTTCTGGGGTTGCTGGTACGTTTGTGTTAACGTCAACTTTCTTAACTGTACATGGTGCAAAGATCTTTATAGCCTTTTCACCTTTTTTGACTTGATGATGAAGTTTCTTCCAGGTTGTATAGCTTGCAACTTTTTGAGGTGCTAAACCTTTTTTCATGCACTGGGAGAAAATCAACCATCTATTATTTACTGAATAATCAGTGAACCATCTTTGGACTTCAATGAAGTGCTTGAATGTTTCAGGATCTACAAGATCGCTCATGCTACTTTCTTCCAAAGCCTTCAAATCCTTCTTTGCTTGTAAAGCATTTGCTTTGAACTGTTCTTTCTGTTCTTGTGTAAATTCTCTTTTCATATTTTTTTGTTCTCCTTTTGTTGTATTTCTTTATACGCTTATAATGTTATATTGCTTTAATATTAAAATCAAGTACTTTTTAAAAAAATTTTTTAAATTCTGTTTTATCGCATAAATACGATATATATTTATATTTTTTTTCATGCAAAAATGAAAGTTTTTTTAAGTTTGTTATTGACTTATTTATTATATCGCTTTAATATGTAATTACAAAAACAGAAAGGAAGAAAAAAACATGAATGAACTTGAAAAGTTATTCAAAGAACTAAAAGAACTAAATGAGCAGCTATTAAGTTCCAACGCTGAAAAGTTGGAACAGATCAAAAGAATCCAGAAGAAAGGAAGTAAGACAAAATGAAAGACGTTTATCAGTACATTTTAGAGAAGTTAGATCTATATGATGCTATGGATTCTTGTGAAGTTGGTGAAGATCAAGAACAAAAGATTTTAGAAGAATATGAAAGGATTAAAAATAATCCTAAAGAGATGAAAAAAATGATGGATTATTTGAATTTAGAATAATAAGAAAAAAGCGGTTTATTCCGCTTTTTCTTTTTTCCATTCTTTGTAAATTTTCCGGGCGGCATCGCCTTCTTTTTTGTAAAGCTGTCTATTTGTTTGTTTCCATGTCAACCCTTTTAAAAAATGAAGGTCTAAAACAGCAGCTGTCAATGGATCTAATAAAATCAGTTCGTTTTCGATTTTTTCCTGTAGTTCATACAGGTTTTTTTCTTTTTCTTCTTTTTGCTTTTTGTACTTGTCTATTCTGTAAAGCGCCGAACTCGTGGGATCGCTCGGATCATTTGAGAAACCACCGCTCATATTAGGACTTTTTACTGGATAATATGCAGCATTGATTGCCCTCTCGATATCAGATATCTCTTTTTTCAATCCCAGGAAAGCCTTTAAGTCATAGCTAGTTAAGCTATTCATATATTCATTTTTTATTTTTTTTTGTGAAGCCAAAACGTCATTTTCTCGTGAAGCCAAACCGCCATTTTCAGATTTTGAACCACCCAAAGCATGGCTATTCGCATTACTATTTGCATTACTATTCATATTACTATTCATATTTATTTTTTTGTGAGGTCAAATCGGCATTTTTCGTGAAGCCAAAACGACTTTTCCTAGTCCTCATTTTTCACCTTCCTCAGATACTTTGAGAAATCATTTTTCAGATACAGCTCTTCAAGCAATTCTAAGTATAATTCATATACTGGATGCTTTTTGTGAAGTCGTGAAGTAAATATGAAGTTCATTTCCCATATGACAACACCTAATTCAAATAGCAGTTTCTTTGCCTTATCACTCATCATTACTTATCCTCACTTATCATTTCTCATCCTGTGCCCTTATCCTTTACTCCGTTTGAATATCCCAAAGTGTATATTTCCATCAGCATAGACAGGCATTCATAGACATTCTGTGCTCCACCTCTGACAATTACTTTCTCGCCTCTGTACATTCTCCAACCCATACAGTCATGCTTGACAGACAGCTGCAAGTTTTTTGCAACCTCACTGTCTGCAAGTGCATATATCTTTTCTTCAAGCAGTTCTTGTTTCATACTTCTTTCTCTCGACTGATTTTACTTTTTGCATGATTTCGTGGACACTATCAAGTACATCCACAATACCGCCACTAATAAACATAACGCTTGTAACGTTTACATCTTCACCACTTCCCGTTTTGTATACTTTCTCATGCATTCCTAACACTTGTTCAAAGTTGATATAAATTCTTTTAGTATTGTTAAGATCAACAACAGTTTTAACATCAGTTCCATAGAGATCATGTTTAATGCTTGCTTCGTTCAAACAAATAATATTTGTCATTTTTTGTTACCCTCTCTATTTCGCACGTAAACCCCATTTTTAGAGCGATTTACGTTTGCCCTTATATTTTATCATGCCAGCTAATTTCGTGCGCTGTGCGTAAATCTAGGCTATCAGATTTTTATTCTGTGCCTTTAGTCACATTTTCTTCTCCTTTCAATTCTTCCACTAGCTTTTCATAATAGCTTTTTAAATCCTCTGCATAGCTATTCAATCTATCTTTTCCTGTTCTCGTAAACCACTTTGCTTTGAATTTGTTAACGCACTCTTTATATTTTTCTTCTCCGATATCGCATGAATCGAACCACTCTAAAGCGTGCAATAGACATATCACATCTGCCATGAGTTCAGACAGTTCTCTGTCATGCATTGGATTCAAACTTCTTGCGATTCTAGCGTTGGCATTATTGCAAATCATTTCATAATCTCTATCCGTTTTATAGCCAAATAAAGAATCACACATAGTTGATGCTAAAAAGTTAAGACTTCCACCACTCATGTTCTTTTCTCCTTCTATTACTTTAAATCTTCAATCATTTTCATCATCACGCTGTATGACTGTGAAAACCTTGGGTAATACTGTTCATATACATCTGTATCAATCACACGTGTTAGCTTATAACATTTCTCAACACGTGTAATTGTAATAACTGCTTCTTTACATGAAAGATCCAGTCTAAACATGCAGATAATTCTATTGTTGTTTTTTTTAATGGCGCTCATAACTGTCTCTCCACTTATGCCATTCCTTCCATTCCTTGATTTCTCGATAGTACCCAATCCCAACAAGCGTATATCCGATGACAAGTGCTGCAATGACTAAAACGGTCGTTATCTTGTAGTGTACGATTATCAGATAAATAATCTGTCCTATCAGTTCATTTAAACTTTTCATTCGTCTTTGAATATCTCCTTAACCTGTTCCCATCGTTCATCAAGCACCAGATAGCACGCTTCACATATGATTGCCCATTTAATCAGGTCTAAAAGCTCAAACGGAATATCTTTTCTGTTGTCACTTCTGTTTTGACCTGCAGTCTTTTGCATGGACATATGAATCAATTCATTCACATGATCCTCTAATGCATAAGGATTTGCTGATCTTTGACCTTTTTCAAACATTTTCCACATATCATCCATTTTCTTCATCCTCTTCTACTTGAATTACGATAAGTCGATTCCCTTTGTTGCGTCTCCTCGATGCTGGATGTGTGCAATATCTTAAAGTTGTTTCTGAGTAGCCTGTTTTTTTAACAAGTTCTTTAATTGTTCCAATTGCAATAAATTCATCGCCTTTATAGATGGCGTATTCTTTTGTCGGTCTGCCTCGCATTCTGTTATTCTTCCACTTTTGATTCTGCAATTGCAAGTGA